ACTACCTGCAGGAATACATCAGGACGCAATGCCTGAAATAATTTTTTTGCAAATCACAAAGTCCATTTAATGAGCCTCGCGATGCGGGGCTTTTTTATGTCCGCAGTAAACCGCGCATTCTCGTGCGCATATCAACCAAGAGCTTTTCGGGATATGAGACAGAGACAGGACGGTGGCTTACATCGTGCCGCTCTTGGGCTGTCCATGTCTGCGAGAACTGGCTCATATCACCAAAAAGGTAAATACGATGTCCAATATCATCCCGATTGATTTCGAAGGCCATCCCATGCGTTTTTCTGACGATGGCTGGTTTGACGCGACTGCGGCAGCTGACAAGTTCAACAAGGAGCCGGCTCAGTGGCTTAGGCTTCCTGAGACTGTCCGTTACATCGAGGCGTTAAAGAGTAGATATGGGAATATCACATATGTAAAAACCAGCCGCGCTCGCAAAGACCGTGGCGGCGGAACATGGCTTCACCCAAAACTGGCGGTCAGATTTGCTCGATGGCTTTCTGTAGATTTTGAGATCTGGTGTGATGAGCAAATTGACGCAATCATTCAGGGTTCCGTTCATCATATCGACGATGAAAGAATAAAGGCTATTTTCCTTCTGGATAAATCTCAGCCATGGGAAAAGAGGTTTAGCGATCCGTTTTATTCTGCGATGTTCAAAATGTCAGGGCTGCCCCGTCATCGACCAGGTCGTCGCCCCGCACTATTTGGGATGATCAGTGCCAAGTGGGTATATGGCCAGGTATTACCACCAGAAGTATATGCAGAGGTTAAAAGACGGCTGGCTGCGGGAGACAAAATCCATCAGCACCTTAAACCTGACGCGCTGACATTGGTTGAGCGACAGATCATTGCCGTTACCAGCATTGCCAATGGGTGCTCTGATTATCGTGATTTCGAAGCGCGTTGCATGTCGGCATTCCCGGTGAAAGGGCAGATGAAATTGCTCTATGCGGCGGCCTGATCATGAGCACCCGAATAATAGAATGCGCCTCCAGAGCGGGGCGCGACTTCTCAGAGTTCATGAAAGGCGAGAAGGGCATGATGGAAGCATTGGCCTCGGTGGATGAGTTTGGCGAGCAGCTGCGCCTCAACGGCTGTGTCAATCATCACTTTGTTAGCTACATGATGCGGAACTCGATCATGCAGGCATTCATGGACATGGCAAAAGCCGAGAGGAAAGAAGAGCGCCGGCGTAAGCGAGCGGAAGCAAAAGCGAAGTAGCCATTACAAAGCCCATCTACTGGTGGGCTTGATAATGAAACCGGAATTTATTCTGGGCAACCAGTTACGGAAGTACCGCGAAACAACCCAAGCCAGTAAGTGGGGAAATAACACTGGCAGCCACTGAAAGATGAACCTCCAGCCTTATGGCAAAAAAGATTCTTTGTGGTGGCGGACTGATGGAAAGACATCGGTTATTGCAGAGACCATTCAATGAGTGGTCTCGACAATGGCTTATACCCTACACGGGATAACTTAACTGATATCCCTTTTAACGGATAAACGGAGCCAACAATGGCAGAGATTATTCCCATGACTGAAGAACAGAAATTCAAGTTAGAAATTTACAAGCTGGTCATGAACCAGAACGCATCCGCAGAAGAAGCATTTCAATTCATTGGCACTGACGAACTGAAGCTTGAGCTATTCAAAATTCACTTCCAGTCAGGCGGAGCTAATTCAGATATCACGACCAGAACTATCGAAGCGGTGCGTAAATCGAAGGAAGCGTTAGACCTGTTCACTACCGGAGCATAAACATGGCGCGCCCAACGAAGTATCAAGAGGCGTATGCCGAACAGGCACGCAAACTGTGCTTGCTGGGCTATACAGACGCCGAACTCGCGGACTTCTTTGAAGTTAGCGAGGCAACAATCAACAATTGGAAATTGGAATATCCGGAGTTTTTAGAGTCCATAAAAAAGGGTAAGGCCGTCGCTGATGCAGAAGTTAGTGATCGTCTTTATCAACGCGCTATGGGCTTTGTGGCTCCAGACATCGATATTCGTGTTATTGAAAACAGAATTGTCGAAACTCCGCTTGAGAAGTATTACCCGCCTGATACAACCGCCGCCATCTTCTGGCTTAAGAACCGACAGAAGGATAAATGGCGCGACAAGGTTGATCACGAGCTAACAGGCAAAGACGGCGGCGCAATTCAGATTGAAACATCACCGATGAGTACTCTATTCGGAAAATGACCTCGATTAATCCTATCTTTGAACCGTTCATTGAGGCGCATCGCTACAAAGTCGCCAAAGGCGGTCGAGGTAGCGGTAAATCATGGGCAATTGCGAGGCTGCTTGTTGAGGCGGCACGTCGGCAGCCTGTGCGTATTCTTTGCGCTCGTGAACTGCAAAACAGTATCAGCGATTCTGTAATCCGGTTGCTTGAAGATACCATCGAGCGTGAAGGGTATTCGGCTGAGTTTGAAATTCAGCGTTCAATGATTCGTCATCTCGGAACGAATGCTGAATTCATGTTCTACGGCATCAAAAACAACCCGACGAAGATTAAATCGCTCGAAGGCATTGATATCTGCTGGGTGGAAGAAGCGGAAGCGGTAACGAAGGAATCATGGGATATCCTGATTCCAACCATCCGTAAGCCGTTCTCTGAAATATGGGTGAGCTTTAACCCGAAGAACATCCTCGACGATACCTATCAGCGATTCGTCGTAAATCCTCCTGATGATATTTGTCTGCTGACGGTGAACTACACCGACAACCCGCACTTTCCTGAAGTTCTCCGTCTGGAGATGGAAGAGTGCAAACGCAGAAATCCGACACTGTATCGTCACATCTGGCTGGGTGAGCCGGTAAGCGCAAGTGATATGGCAATCATCAAACGTGAATGGCTTGAAGCTGCAACCGATGCGCACAAGAAACTCGGATGGAAAGCGAAAGGCGCTGTTGTTTCTGCACATGACCCGTCAGATACAGGGCCAGATGCTAAAGGTTACGCATCGCGCCACGGTTCGGTAGTTAAGCGCATTGCCGAAGGTCTGCTGATGGACATCAACGATGGTGCTGACTGGGCTACTTCGCTGGCGATTGAAGACGGCGCTGACCACTACCTGTGGGATGGTGATGGTGTTGGTGCCGGGCTACGCAGACAGACAACGGAAGCGTTCTCCGGCAAGAAAATCACCGCCACGATGTTCAAGGGCAGCGAATCGCCATTCGATGAAGATGCACCGTATCAGGCCGGAGCATGGGCCGATGAAGTCGTACAGGGCGACAACGTTCGCACTATTGGCGATGTATTCCGCAATAAGCGAGCGCAATTCTATTACGCGCTGGCTGACAGGCTGTATCTGACATATCGGGCGGTTGTTCATGGTGAGTATGCAGACCCCGACGACATGCTGAGTTTCGACAAAGAAGCGATAGGCGAGAAGATGCTGGAGAAGCTGTTTGCAGAACTGACGCAGATTCAGCGCAAATTCAATAACAACGGGAAGCTGGAGCTAATGACTAAGGTCGAAATGAAGCAGAAGCTCGGTATTCCATCTCCTAACCTGGCTGATGCGCTGATGATGTGTATGCATTGCCCGGAGTCGGCTGCGCAACCCGACTATTCCAGTTACTCAATTCCTTGTGGTGTAGGTTGATATGGCAGAAAAAAAGATGGCTGACTGGCATCGCAAGGTGCTGTGCAACTTTGATAATGCCTGGTCAGCAACGCAGGATATGCGTGAGCAGATTATTGAGGCTCAACGTTTCGTCAGGGTGTCCGGCGCACAGTGGGAAGGTAGCACAAACGCTGGTTACTCGTTTGATGAGGGCAGGTTTGAGCATTATCCGCGCTTTGAACTGAATAAGATTGCCCGTGAATGTGATCGCATCATTGGCGAGTATCGACAGAATCGCATCAGCGTTAAATTCAGGCCGAAGGACGATAAGGCATCGGAAGCGTTAGCCGAAAAGATGAACGGCAAATTCCGCGCTGACTATCAGGAAACATCCGGTGGCGAAGCGTGTGATAACGCATTTGATGATGCTGTAACGGGCGGATTCGGTTGTTTCCGCATGTGTGCCGATTACGAAGATGAAATGGACCCAAGTAACGATCAGCGACGCATCAGCCTTCTTCCTGTTTACGACCCAGCGACATGCGTCTTCTTCGATCAGGACAGCAAGCAATATGACCGCTCTGATGCTATGTGGGCTATGGAAATGTTCTCCATGACCCCTAAAGCGTTCGAGGCTGAATACCCTGATTCCATCGCGGCAAGTCTTTCTCGTGATGACACTGGTACTCAATATGACTGGTCAACGCCCGATGCCATCTATGTTGGACGCTACTACGAAGTTCGCATAGAGAAGGTGAAGCTCACGGCGTGGCGTAACCCTGTCAGCGGAGAAACGGCAATCTATGATGAAGAGCAAATCAAAGATATTGTCGACGAGCTGACCGATGGCGCATTCGAACTGATTGGCGAGAGAACGGTGAAGAAACGCAGAGTTTATTGCGGTCTTCTGTCTGGCGCTGAATGGCTGGAAGAACCGAAGCGTATTCCGGGCGAACATATTCCACTCATCCCGGTATATGGGCGTCGCTCATTTGTTGATAATCAGGAGCGAATCGAAGGCCACGCAGCAAAAGCGATGGATGCACAGCGTCTTGAGAACCTGATGGTTTCCATGATTGCAGATAACGCTACTCAGGCTGGCGGTGATGGCATTCCTGTAGTTGATGTTGACATGATTCCTGGTCCTCTCGCCAATCATTGGGCGGAGCGCAACAAAAAGCGCCCGGCGTTCCTGCCGATGGTCAGTCTGAAAAACAAAAACGGAGATATTACTGCGCAGGCTCAGGTCAGCAGTTATACGCCTCCGACACAAATGCCTCCTGCTCTTGCCGGGCTATTGCAGTACACCGGAACGGCTATTCAGCAAATTACAGGTGCGTCGCAGCTTGAGAACATGCCGAGCAACGTCGCCACCGATACCGTTGATAGCATTTTTAACCGGATGGACACGCAGTCCTATATCTACATGGACAACATGGCTAAATCCATGCGCCGTGCTGGCGTCGTGTGGCTTTCTATGGCTCGTGAAGTCTATGGCAGCGATACGCCAATGCGCATCGTTAATGAGGATGGCAGCGATGACGTGGCGCTGATGACTGGTGAAGTGGTTGACCGTCAGACAGGGCAGGTTATCGCGCTTAACGACCTTTCGCAGGGTAACTATGAAGTGACTGTCGATGTTGGTCAGTCGTTCGCTACTCGCCGTGATGCAACGGTTAAGTCGTTACTTTCCATGCTGGCACTTATCCCACCAGGAACGCCGAAGCACGACCTTGTATCGTCGATGATTCTCGACAATATGGACGGCGAAGGGATGGGCGACCTTAAAGAATACAACCGCAATCAGTTGCTTCTGTCTGGAGTTATCAAGCCGAGAACACCAGAAGAACAGCAGATGGTTGAGCAGGCGAAACAACAACAGGCCAGTCAGCCAGATCCGGCTATGGTTGCTGCGCAAGGTCAGCTTCTTGCTGGTCAGGCTGAATTGCAGAAAGCGCAGAACGAACAGGCAGCCATTCAGGTTAAAGCATTCCAGGCACAGACTGATGCTCAGGTTGCAGCGGCAAATGTTGTGAAAATCCTCGCATCTGCCGATAGCCAGCAAAAATCTGATATCCGTGAGGCGCTGAAACTGCTCGGACAGTTCCAGCAACAGCAAGGAGACAATGCCCGTGCTGATGCAGAGCTTGTCCTGAAAAGTCAGGCACAGGGCCATGCGCAGCGCATGGACATCAGCAGCATCCTGCAAAAATCAACTCAGCAACAACCACAGCAGTAATTAACCCATAACGTGCAATGGCTGTCTTTATGAGGCCTGGCACCCTATTGCCTTCCGATGGGCTGAACATCGAGTAAACAGGGGTAACAAATGGACCAGATGGCAGAAAACACACCAGAAGTTGAAATCGAAACCGACGCGTCAGAGCAGGTTCCTGATGATGTCGAACTGGCTGAAGAAGTCGAAACGGAAGATGGCAGTGAGTCCTCCGGCAATGATGCAGAGGAAGCTACTGAAACTGATGACGACGAATCAGAACAGGAATTCTACTTTGGTGACGAAAAGCTGGATTCGCCAACCAGCGAAGATGGCGCAGAGCATGGACTGGTAAAACACCTGCGCAAGACGATTAAAGAGAAAGACCGTGAGCTGAAAGAGCTGATGCGTCAGTCTCAGAAACCCGTCGAGCAGCAGCCGGTAATCACTCAACCACCGCGAATGCCAAAACTGGATGATGAGGACATCGGTTTCGATGAAGAAATCTATCAGCAACGCATGACTAAGTGGGCAGAGGATAACGGCAAGTACCAGCAACAGGAGATGGCTCGCAAGCAGAAGGAGCATGAGCTTCAGGCTGCCTATCAAGAGCGATTATCCAAATATCAGCAACGTGTTAAGGCTCTCAAAGTTCCTGGCTATCAGGAAGCTGAGCAGGCCGTACTCGAGGAAATTCCCATCGAGACACAAAACGCGATCCTGTTTGAGTCAGAGAAGCCGGAAATCGTTGTTCTGGCGCTCGGTCGCAACGCTGAACTGCGCAAGCAACTGGCAGAAGCTACCAACCCCGTAGCAATTGGTCGTCTGCTGGAACGTATCGAATCGAAGGCCAGAATCATGCCAAAAGCAAAAACCACGGCAGCCACAACCCCGACAGTTAAGGGGAGCAACGGCGCAGTAATCAATAACCTCGACAAACTGAAAGCCAAGGCGCTGGAAACTGGTGACTGGACGCCGTATTTCGCCGCTAAAAAGGCAAAAAAATAACCTATCGGAGCATTAAGCATGGCTAACCAATTAGCAAAAGACCTTGAAATCATGTTCGAAAACTACGTTGAAGGCTTTGAGGCCGCCTGCGTAGTTTCCCGTAACGCTAAAAAATTCCGTCCTGGTGATACAGCAATGCAGCGAGCAGGTGATGTTCTGTATCGTCCGCAGCATTACCACATGAACATTGAGGAAGGCCTAGACCTCAGCGGCAAAACGCCAACAGCACTGGTTCAGCGCCTTGTTCCTTCTGTGTTCAAGGAGCCGAAAAACATTCTGTACACTCTGGATGCGCGTGAAATGCGTGACCCGGAACATAAAACTGAAGCTGGTCGCGCCGCAGGTATGCGCCTTGCTGCACAGATTGACTCTGATCTGATTTCCATGGTCACGCAGCGTGCTACTAACGTGATCACAATGGCTGACTCAACCACTGGTTCACAGGGCCGTGATTTGTGGAACTGTGCGGCAGGTATTGATGCCACCATGACGGCGATTGGTGTACCACAGGGTATCAACCGCCGCTCTTTCTGGAACCCCTTCAACTATAAAGACCTTGCTGGCGAGCTTGGTCACCGTGCCTATGCTCAGGGCGCAACCCTGACAGCATACGAAAAAGCGCAGATCCCTCCGGTTGCGTCCTTCGATAGCTACAAGACCGATATTTCTGGTCGTGTTCCGAAGGGTACAGCAACTTCCCTGACGCTGGCGGCTAAACCTGCGCACAAGGTTGAAGCGAAAGATGCCAACGATATGCCAGTGGATAACCGACAGGGGACTATTACGGTATCTGCACCTGGTTTGCAGGTTGGCGATGCGTTCACCATTGCTGGCGTGAATTCCGTACACCAGATCACCAAAGACACCACCGGGCAGCCGCAGGTATTCCGCGTTCTTGCAGTTAGCGGAACGACAGTAACTATCTCCCCGAAAATTCTGCCGCCTGACAACGCGGATGTCGCCAGCCGTCCATATGCAAACGTTGATGCTAACGCGGCAAATGGTGCAGCAATTACCATTCTCAACAAAAATGCCGCACCGGCTAACCTGTTCTGGGCTGATGGTTCTGTTGAACTGATGTACGGCAAACTGGCGTTCCCGACTGGTCAGGGTCCACAGGTAATGACAGCAACCACCGAGCAGGGCGCTACGCTGATCATGTCTTATGCCTTCGACCACATCAAAGGCGTAACCACTGCTCGTTTCACCACTCTGTACGGTTGCTCTGTACTTGTTCCTGAATATACGGGCATCGTTATTGCCGGGCAGTAATTTTGGTGGGGCTTCGGCCCCATTTTTATTGGGAGAAGACAATGGCACGAACAATGCTCTATAAGCCGGGCAACATGATCACCTGTGGTCAGTTTGCTGTCGATTACATCATTGTTGATGACGAAGAAGTTAAATCTCACCTGAAAAAAGGCTGGGTAAAAACTCCTGAAGAAACCGCAACGAAGCATAAAGTGGCTAAGGCGGAAGAAGATGGCGAAAACGAAGGGTGATCTCGTTCTAAAGGCTTTACGAAAAGCCGGGCTGTATTCCAATGCCACGTTGACAGATGCTGACCCTCAGGCAATTGAAGATGCCATTAATGACCTCGAAGACATGATGGCAGCATGGCAGGCTAAAGGTATCGAGCTTGGGTATCAGTTTGCTGATACAGAAAACGGCATCATGCCGTTACCGGACGATGATTCAGGTATCCCTGCATGGGCAAATGATGGCGTCGCTTTGAAACTCGCGGTGCAAGTGTGCATGGATAACGTCATTCAGCCGTCAGACGCTCTCCTTACCGCTGCTGACAGTGCATATCAGACAATCTGTATCGCTTTAACCAAAATACCACCACTTGAGCGGAGAAATGACATGCCTCGCGGTAGTGGTAACAAAAGCGCGTTTACGTGGAATCGGTTTTACATCGAGAAAGATGATCCGAGTACGTGAGGTGAATAAATGCCGATTCAGCAACTTCCGCTTATGAAAGGCGTCGGCAAAGACTTTCGAAACGCCGACTATATCGACTATCTGCCAGTGAATATGCTGGCTACACCCAAAGAAATCCTGAACAGTAGCGGATATCTTCGTTCATTCCCGGGCATTGCCAAACGTTCTGATGTGAACGGTGTATCTCGCGGTGTCGAGTACAACATGGCGCAGAATGCTGTTTATCGCGTGTGTGGTGGCAAGTTGTATAAGGGCGAAAGTGAAGTCGGTGATGTTGCCGGAAGTTGTCGCGTATCAATGGCGCATGGTCGGACATCACAGGCGGTAGGCGTTAATGGTCAACTGGTCGAGTATCGCTATGATGGCACGGTTAAAACCGTCTCAAACTGGCCTACAGACAGCGGATTCACTCAGTATGAGTTAGGTTCGGTTCGTGACATTACGCGCTTACGTGGGCGTTATGCGTGGTCAAAAGACGGTACTGATTCATGGTTTATCACTGACCTTGAAGATGAATCGCATCCTGACCGCTACAGTGCACAATATCGTGCCGAGTCTCAGCCGGACGGCATCATCGGCATAGGTACATGGCGAGACTTCATCGTCTGCTTTGGCTCATCGACGATTGAATATTTTTCCCTGACAGGTGCAACCACCGTTGGTGCCGCTTTGTATGTCGCACAGCCATCACTGATGGTGCAGAAAGGCATTGCCGGAACTTACTGCAAAACGCCGTTTGCTGATTCCTATGCGTTCATCAGCAATCCGGCAACGGGTGCTCCGTCTGTATACATCATCGGCTCCGGTCATGTGTCACCAATCGCCAGCGCGAGCATTGAGAAAATCCTCCGCTCCTACACTGCTGATGAACTGGCTGATGGTGTGATGGAATCGCTGCGGTTTGATGCTCATGAGTTGCTGATTATCCACCTTCCTCGCCATGTTCTCGTGTACGACGCATCTTCAAGCGCCAATGGTCCGCAATGGTGTGTACTGAAAACAGGCTTGTATGACGATGTGTACCGCGCTATCGACTTCATTTACGAAGGAAATCAGATAACGTGCGGCGATAAGCTGGAATCCGTGACCGGGAAACTGCAATTCGATATCAGCAGCCAGTACGACAAGCAGCAGGAACACCTGCTGTTTACTCCGTTGTTCAAAGCTGAGAACGCCAGATGTTTTGATCTTGAGGTTGAATCGTCAACTGGCGTTGCGCAGTACGCCGACCGCTTGTTCCTTTCTGCAACCACTGACGGCATCAATTACGGGCGTGAGCAGATGATTGAGCAGAATGAACCGTTCGTTTACGACAAACGCGTTTTGTGGAAGCGTGTCGGACGCATCAGGAAAAATGTCGGCTTCAAATTGCGCGTTATCACTAAGTCACCTGTCACTCTGTCAGGCTGCCAGATAAGGATTGAGTAATGGTTGATTCATCACTGAATAATCCTGTCGCGGTTCAGGCTACGCGCCTTGATGCTTCAATTTTGCCACGCAATATATTCAGCCAGTCTTACCTGCTGTATGTCATAAATCAGGGTGCTGATGTTGGCGCAATTGCCGGGAAGGCAAATCAGGCTGGTCAGGGCGCTTACGATGCTCAGGTGAAAAACGATGAACAGGATGTCGAACTGGCTGACCACGATGCAAGAATTTCCGCAAACACAAAAGCGATAAATCTCCTTGAGGTCAGGTTAACAACTGCCGAAGGGAAGATAGTCGTACTGCGTAGCGATGTTGATTACTTGCTGGATGAGGTTATCGATATTCAGGCGCATCTGGTCACTGTTGACCAAAGACTGGATGACGTAGAAAACGATGTCTCTGGCATTAAGAGTGATTACGTATCGAAAACCGTAACCGAATCGCAGTCTCTTGCGTCACCGCTGGATGTAAAAACATCATATTCAGTTGATGGAATTCAGGTTATTGGAGCAAGAAATACCGGATGGACTGCAGCCACAGGTACACCTCTTCTTGGCTCATTCAACGCTAACCAGTCATACACGGTCGGCACTACGTACACACAATCCGAAGTCGCAGCTCTCGCTACAGGTTTGCAGCAGTCGCGGCAGCGTATTCTGGCGCTTGAAACGGCACTTAGATTACATGGGCTGATTGACTGATGATTACATTCAAACCAACGCGAAACATCGACCTGATAGAAGCAGTCGGAAATCACCCTGACATTATTGCCGGAAGCAACAACGGTGATGGATACGACTACAAGCCTGAATGCCGTTACTTCGAGGTGAACGTGCACGGGCAGTTTGGCGGCATTGTTTACTATCAGGAGATTCAGCCGCTGACATTCGATTGCCACGCCATGTACCTGCCAGAGATTCGCGGCTTCAGCAAGGAAATCGGGCTGGCGTTCTGGCGATACATTCTGACTAACACCACCGTTCAGTGCGTCACATCGTTCGCTGCACGCAAATTCCGCCACGGTCAGATGTACTGCGCAATGATTGGCCTTAAGCGTGTAGGAACCATCAAGAAATACTTCAAAGGCGTGGATGACGTGACTTTTTACAGCGCCACACGCGAAGAACTAATCGACTTCCTGAATAACGGGAGATAGCCATGTTATATGCATTTAAGCTGGGCAGAAAACTGCGCGGCGAGGAACCTTATTGCCCTGAAAAAGGCGGGAAAGGTGGTAGCTCTGATAAAAGCGCAAAGTATGCAGCAGAAGCCCAGAAGTATGCCGCAGACCTGCAAAATCAGCAGTTCAATACCATCATGAACAACCTGAAGCCGTTTACTCCTCTGGCTGGGAAGTATGTCGGCAGCCTTGAGAACTTATCGTCTCTGGAAGGGCAAGGTCAGGCACTTAACCAGTATTACAACTCTCAGCAGTACAAAGACCTTGCTGGTCAGGCGCGCTATCAGAGTCTGGCGGCAGCGGAAGCAACAGGTGGATTAGGTTCCACCGCAACCAGTAATCAGTTAGCAACAATCGCACCAACTCTTGGTCAGCAATGGCTGTCTGGACAAATGAACAATTACAACAACCTGGCAAATATCGGTCTTGGCGCTCTTCAGGGACAGGCAAACGCCGGGCAAACATATGCCAACAACATGAGTCAGATTTCACAGCAAAGCGCGGCGCTGGCGGCGGCAAACGCCAACCGACCGTCAGCATTGCAGCAGGGTGTTAGTGGTGCTGCATCCGGTGCGCTTTTGGGTGGTGGCATAGCCAGTGCTCTCGAGCTATCAACTCCGTGGGGTGCTGGTATTGGTGCTGGTCTTGGTCTGCTTGGTTCACTGTTTTAAGGGTTAATCAATGGCTACGTGGCAACAGGGTATTAATTCTGGTGGTTTTCTGGCTGGCATTGGTGCGCAAAATGAGAATGCGCCAAAGGCAAGCGACATTAACGCAACGCTTGGTCTGATCCGCGAAAACAATGAACTGGCTCGCTCAGGTGCAAATAACGTTGGTCTGACCGCGTTACGTGGTCTGGCTGGAGTTGCTGATATTTACAATCAGGAACAGCAACAGAAAGCGATTAGTGCGTTCAATAAGGTTCACGCTGATGCATGGGCTTCTGGTGATCCATCGGGACTATTTAAGTTTGCCCAGGAAAATCCAGCGTTTGTTGCACAGGCACAACAGGCGTTTTCTGGTCTTAATGATCAGCAACGCAACGATATGGGCGATTTAGCCATGAGGGCTAACGTCGCGCTTTCTCAGGGACCGGAAGCCTACAGTAAATTCATTACTGACAACAAGGACAGGTTAAATCGCGTGGGGGCGAATGCTGACTGGATGATTCAGACAGGTATCCAGAATCCAGAGCAGCTATCACACATGCTGACTACTATGTCTCTCGGTGCGCTTGGACCAGAAAAGGCGTTTGCTGTTCAGGATAAGATGGCTGGTCGTGAAATTGACCGAGGCAGGCTGGCAGAGACAATCCGCAGCAATCAGGCTGGTGAAGCACTTCAGGCGAGAGGGCAGGATATTAGCCGAGCAAATGCGTTAACGTCAGCATATGCACCAACAGCCGCAATGCAGAATTACAATCAGTACGCGCAAATGTTAAAGGTAGATCCAGATGGTGCAGCGGCATTTGCGGCAGCGGCGGGAATTAATCCCAATGCTAAGAAATTACTTAAGGTTGAAACCAATCCTGATGGCTCGGTAACTAAGTATTACACCGATGGCAGCGAGGAAGCCGGAAAACTAAACCAACCTATATCTGGTGATGGCATTAAACCAATTAGCTTGCCACAAGCGCAAAGCATCATAGATAAGGCTAATGAGGGTTCCAAGAAGGCGGCGGGATTTGCTTTGCGATTAAAAGATTCAATGGACTCAATGAATCAGCTTAGTAAAAGCATTGACCCTAAGCGAGTTGCATTAATAAATCGCTCTCTTGGTGATGGGACTATTGCAAATTTAAGCCTATCACCAGCGGAGCAGCAATATATGGTAAATGCGAGAGACGCCTTGTATGCAATTTTGCGCCCAGAAACAGGTGCAGCAATTACTCTGCCAGAGATGCAGGAGTATTCCAAAATGTACCTGCCTCAGCCCGGTGATTCCAAGGCTGCTACTGAAACAAAAATGCGAAAAATGCAGGGCCAATATAACTCATTACGTGGTCAGTCTGGTCGCGTTTATGATGCTTTGGTGGTTTCAAGTGCTGCAAATAGTCAACAACAGAGCAATAGCCAACAACCGACAAATACCCAACAGCAGCAGAGTCAATCCGGATCATATACCTCAAAATCAGGCATTCAATTTACGGTGGAATGATGAAAGTAACTGCAAACGGTAAGACATTTACCTTTCCTGATGGTACGAGCACCGAAGATATTGGCACCGCCATTGATGAGTATTTTGCTGGTCAGGCTGTTCAGCAACAAACAGTTAATCAGGCCAATAATGCACCAACACGGGAAGAATCATCATTGATGCAACAAGCTGGCGATTGGCTCACTGGTGGTCAAAGTGCAGGGCAAATTGCAGAACAGGCTGGTCGTGGTCTGGTAAACATACCATTTGACGTATTGCAGGGTGGCGCAAGTCTGATTAATGCAATCAGTCAGGGGCTTGGTGGGCCAAAAGTTTTGGATGATGTTTATCGTCCAGTAGACAGACCGACAGACCCCTACGCTCAAGCTGGAGAAACAATTGGCGGGTATTTAGTTCCTGGAGCAGGAGTAGCTGGAAACATGGTCATTGGTTCTCTCGCTGACGCGGCGAATCAACGGGGTGATTTTGCCGAAAATGCCGCTATTAATGCCGGACTTAACATTGCTACGCATGGCCTGATAAATGGCGTTACCCGTGGTGTTCGTGGTGCATCAAATATAATTAGTGGCAATAAAACATCTGCACAGAGAGCGACCACTGCGCCAACAGAAACATCACCATTCTCCGGTGATGCCGCTGCAGCAACAAATCCTGCGGTTCATGCCGCAGAGGCAAGAGTAGCACAAGGTGTACCAATGACGCCTGCGACGAGGAACCCAGAGGAAGTCGTTCGCACAGTAGCAGCACAAAAAAGGCCAAATCTCGCTTCATCGCTTGATGAACTAGATATCAATCCTCAGGCTGAAGTTCTGGAGTCTGCTGAAAGGCTTAATGTTGATTCATTACTCCCTTCACACTTTTCCGGGAACGAGCAATACAAGGCAGTTGAGCAAGCAATCAAGTCCCGTGCGGGTTCTGCTCTACAGGTGCAGGAAAATGAAGCAATCAGGCAGCTAGCACAGGGCGCGGGGGAGATAATTGATCGCGTTTCCGGTGCAAAAGATGCTCTTGGTATGAGCGACAAGTTTATTGATACGGTCAATGGAAGAATGTCTGCGCTGATGAAACGAAGCGACCAGCTTTATCGCAATGTTGAAAAGGCGATGCCTGCAGGTGCAAAAATTGATGCACCATCAACAAGGTCAATGCTCAAACAGGTGGCAGAAGATCTTGGCGGGATGAAAAACCTTGACCCTATTGAAAAGAGAGTCTTTCGGGCAGTTAATCCAGGCAAGAACGGCGCATTAACTTATGCAAATCTCAATAAGCAACGACGGCTTGTTGGTGATGCACTTCATAAGAATTCTGGACCATATAAAGATGCTGATCGCGCTGCTTTATCGAGGCTTTACGGTTCGCTCGCCGATGATCAAAAGGCGGCGCTGTCAGAGACAAATGCATTACGTGATTTTGAAGTTGCTCAGAGGCTTGTTCAGATGCGAAAAAGCATGGAAGAGCAAATGATTAATCTAACTGGCAGAACGCTGAACGGTGATGTTTCTCGCAAAGCAACTACAGCACTACAGGCAATGTCGAAAGGCGATGCCAAAGGATTTCGTGAATTGATGCAAAACACGCCGTCCAGGAAGCTAAGAACCGAGCTACTGGGAACAGGTCTTCGGGATATGCTTTCGAACGGAAAACGTGGCGCTGATTTTAATCCTGCAGGGTTTGCTGACTGGTATCAAAACATGTTAGCAAACGGGCAGATGCGCAATCTTGCCCGACATTTACCAAAAGAGACTATGTCAGGTCTGAACGATGTATATAAGGTCGCAAAGGCTATCAAAGATGCAAAATCTTACGAGATAACTACAGGAAGACTAAACGAGTTCGTCAAACGGTTTAATCGCGTCACTGCGGCAAATGAATTTGTTGCTAACCATGCCCAACGCATTGGCACTGCGGTTGGTTCAACTGTGTCAGGACCGTTCAGTGCAGTAGGTGCTGTTGCTGGGTCAGAAATTGGGGCAAAAGTCGCCAGCAAAATCAGGGCGATGGGCGGCGCTGAATCAATTGAATCTGCAGAAAAGCTAATTAGCTCACCAGAATTCCAGAAAGCAGCAAGGCTGGCAGTAAAACAAGCACCAGAAAGCATCGTTGATACAACTGTAAGACGCTCTTCTGCTTGGCGCTCGTTTTACAACTCACTTCCAGAATCAGATAAGAAAACCATATCAAGGCTAGGCATCATGTACTGGATGAACAGTGATGATAACCAGAAGTAACGGAAAGCCACGGATGGTTAGCTGCTGTCTTTTTTATATAGCTCCTTGAGCGTATCAAAGACAATTTTCTTAACCATATCAGATTGTTGTTCTGCCATACGCTCTGCATCGTCAATGTAAACAGATGCAGAGCTTTGTTTAGCCAATGATTCTTCAATCGCTGCAATTATCTCTGAGTTCAGCGATCTGTTATTCATCTTCGCACGCTGCTTAATTTTCGCGTGGAGTTCATGCGGAAGTCTCAAGTGAAACTGCGCCTCATCGTATTTGCTGTACATCCTTGATGCCTCACCAGTTGGGTGGAATGGCATCGTAACCTACTGGATAAATACTCAATAGTACCATTTCGGTATGCAATCACATCATGGTTGCATCATATCATTCGTCTGGAGCAATGAAATGTCAGATATCACCGCAAATGTTGTGGTAAGCATGCCTTCGCAACTCTTCACTATGGCGCGTTCTTTTAAAGCGGTTGCCAATGGCAAAATTTATATCGGAAAAATTGACACTGACCCGGTAAATCCTGAAAACCAGATTCAGGTTTATGTAGAGAATGAAGACGGTTCTCACGTTCCTGTTGCACAGCCAATCATCATTAACGCTGGCGGGTATCCGGTATATAACGGACAGATTGCCAAATTTGTAACTGAGCAAGGCCATTCAATGGCTGTATATGATGCGTATGGTTCGCAACAGTTCTATTTTCCGAATTTGCTGAAGTATGACCCTGAACAGCTTCTGCAGTTACTTCAATCTGATGAAGGGGCTACTTACATTGGCACTAATAGCGGGAAAAATCTTCAAGATGAGCTATTTGCAATAAAAAATGAAATATATCAAGACCCGCTTACATCGTGGCCTTTCGGTGGAACATTAAAAATAAAGCAAGGGGTGTACGATATCGCGTCACCACTCGTTCTCGATTACGGCAACTATGACGCTAAATTTATTGGTTCGACAGGAGTCCGTGCTCATTATTCCGGAGAAAATATGGCAGAAACGATATTTAACTGCCATGCCTCGGATTTCAACTTAAAGATGCTAGGTGATACAGTCGGGGCAACCCAACGAATACATGCTTATGATTATCTTGGAAATATTACGCTTAAAGGTTCAGCAACGTCTTACGGTCTTTACGTAACCAATAAAGCATACACTAAATTAGAGAATATTGTGTCTTATGGGCACACTGACGGCGAAGGGTTGCGTACAGACTCGGTGTTAACGTCAGAGTTAGATAATGTGTACTTACAGGATAACCGTATTGGCTGGCGCGCACTTAATTCCAGTGAATGGTCAGAGCTTAACGCCATCACCGTAAACAGGTTAACAGCAAGTCAAAATACACAATGGGGTATACTTGGTGATAGATGGGGGGCGGGGACTACTATCAACAGCCTTACTTGCGAAGGAAATGGTACTCAGGGGGATCTAGGAACTGGCGGTATGCAGATTGCCGTTAACGGCCTTAATGGGTCGTGTGCTTTGGTGCTTAATAACCCGTATTTCGAGGCTAACGCCGGCGGTTCTGACCTTGCCATTGACAACACAGGAACAAGACCCGTCACCGTAATTATTAACGGCGGCAACTTCCATCGTGTTAGCAGTACGATGTACACCATAAAAAACTTAAATATTACAAGCTCTGGCGGTGGAAAAGTAACTGTAATTCTCAATGGTACGACATTCCAGAGCGTAGGTTCTTACGTCCCAAGCGCCTCGCGACCGTATTGGGTTACAGGCTCTAACTGCGAAGTAATTGATATTGGCTGTACTTTCATGGAGCAAACCAGCAAGGCTACTTCTGTCTCTGCTGGAAGTATTACTCGTTCTGGAAGGATTAACTCGAATGGCAGCATTGATGTGGCTCCAGGTGTGTCCTCAGTAAGCGTGGTAGCTACTGGTGTGTATGATGTAACGTTTTCTCATCCGCTCGCAGCAGCTACTAATGGTTATGTGGTTCAGATAACACCTATATCTGCGCCTGATTCAGTTAGTTGTGATGTTACTTATATTGGTGTAGATACATTTAGGGTGACCCTGCGCAATACGCTTAGCGGAGCAGGAATCTCCAGTTCGTTTGCATTTAGCATTACCAGACTACTATAAATACATTCGCCGCCCTATTGGGACATATATGTAGGGCGGCTTATGTTTATTGTTTATTGATTGTTGATTGTTGTTTGTTGTTTGTTAATGTGGGTATTAATTCTTTTACTAAAGTTGTGGTTTGTTTTGTTAATTTGATGAATGGCGTCTCTATTAATTTAAAAGTTAGGCATGATGTGAACGTAATAAGAAATGCAGTTGTGCTTACCAGTATGATAAATGTATTTTCAGTGTAATTATTAGGAATAATCCACGTCATTAGGCAATAAAGGAATATCCCATGCAGAAGGTAAACGCTGTAGGTGGTTTCTCCTAGCTTTCTGGTTATATTTAATCTTAATATTCCATACAAATCACAACCTGATGCGATAATAATAAATGTTATTCCACAAAGAATCAGTGGTAGCGGTGCGTAAGTTGTTTTGAAATACGTCATTTCAAAAATCATTATCGCAGTTATTATAATTGGTGTTACTTTTGCTTTGGCAATTCCATTGACTATCTTTGATTTATTTAGCAAAAATGCCAGGAGCCCAAAAAGAAATGATACTATGTGTATTTTACTGAAAAATAAAATGAAAACAAATAGCGATATTGCGCTAATCATAACCATGTAAATACTGACTTTTCTTTTTATGAGCGCGGAAATTACCGGAAGAGAAAAATAAAAGAACCATTCATATACAAGTGTCCATGTTACAGCGGCATTGATAGTAAATGAATCTTTTACGTCATTAATGTTCGGCATACCTAGCGCAGTGAATGGCAACCACTTCATTATTGACACAAAAAGCTCTTCTGTGGATACCTGCATTCTCCATCCAGACTTAAAACCTACAATGATAAAAATGAGACATAGGCTAACTATGAACATTGGGGTTAATCGTAGTAATCTTGATACATAAAGCCTTGTCCAGTCCTGATCTCCAGAGATAATCTTTGAAAAGAACAGATAACCAGTAATCATAAAAAAGAATGACACACCAACTTGGCCTAAATTTGCTAACAGATTTGATGAAGGTGCTTCCCATACTCCAGATGACAAGTATCCATTCCAAATTGCTGCGTGATGAATAAGCACGAAAATTGCTAAGAACCCCCGCATTCCATCTATTTGATTATTCCTGCCGTGCTCAACAAGATTTATTGGGGAAATTTTATCAAATAACCCCACAGCTAATAACGACATCAATATCACGGATGTTATTAATAATAAACTGTTAATTTCAATCATATGCATGCTCTATTACGCAATTAAAATTTCTCCAAGTATACTGACTTTTAGTTAATGATAATATAGTTATGTGTAACTGATGAAACAAAACTGAGGCGCACAAAGCTTTGCACTGGATTGCAAGGCTTTGTGCTCTTCTGTGGATGTGTGGCTACATGTTTGAAGATCGTTGTGCCGTATTTGTGACATACACATGACAACATCATGCATCAGCTTTCTGTTTGTGCCATCAACTATAGCTTAGTGAATGCGGTTAATGCTTGCTAAAACAGATAGTTATGATTGGTGCTACAGATTCGTAATGCGAAGGTCGTAGGTTCGACTCCTATTATCGGCACCATTTAAATCAATAAGTTACACATCATTAGTACCTTCCTTATTTTTTGACTGGGACAAATTTGGGACCGATGGGTTCAGGATCGAGTCTATTTGCCGTGCGTGTTCGGTAAGGTGATTAGGTGCGAGGTGAGCATATCGACGAACCATTTCGATAGACTCCCAGCCTCCCATTTCCTGTAACACTGACAACGGGACACCGGCTTGAACCAGCCAGCTTGCCCAGGTGTGTCTCAAGTCGTGAAATCTGAAATCATCAATACCAGCCCGTCTCAGCGCCGCTTTCCAGGCTGTGTTTGCGTCATACCGCATCTTCCTTACTGTTGGCGCTTTCGTTCCGTCTGGTTTGGTACAGCTTTCCTTGTACACAAATACCCAACGGTGATGATTCCCGATTTGTTTTTTCAATACGCGACATGCAGTATCATTCAGCGCAACGCCAATTGCGCGGTTTGATTTACTCTCTTCCGGGTTTATCCATGCCACCCGGCGCTGCATATCTATTTGTTGCCATTCAAGGTTGATGATGTTCGAGCGTCTTAAGCCTGTTGCCAGTGCAAATTCAACAACAGACTTTAATGGCTCCGGACATTCATCAATCAGCCTTTGTGCTTCATGGGGCTCCAGCCAGCGGATCCGTTTATTCTTTGGTTGAGGCACTTTAATAATTGGTGCCTTATCCAGCATTTTCCATTCACGCTCTGCGGCTCTTAGTAGGGCCTTTATAAATGAAAGATGCGTAGCCTTCGTTGCAACGGACGCTGGTTTTGGCGTGTATTCTGGAACAGGTTTCCCTTTTTTTCTGCATGCTTCTGCCCTGAGTTTCCAGTTTTCCTCATGACGCCGGTTCGTCATTTTCTGCATTGCTGAATAAATTTTTGATTCAGTAATGTCTCTTAGTTGCATTCCTGCGAAATGTTGAAGCCAGAATCCGATCCGGCTTTTGTCATCGTCCAGTGATTTTTTATGTGCTTTCTCTTCAAGCCACCTGACACACGCTTCCTCGAACGTTATATCAGGTATTTCACCAAGTTTGCTGACCCGCCATGCTTCAGCCTTTAGCTTGTCATGGAGTTCTGTCGCCTGCCTTTTGTCCTTTGTTCCAAGAGACTGTTTAAATCTTTTACCGTTCGGCAATGTGAAACTGGCGTACCATATTTCACCTCTGCGGAAGAGTGACATTTTCTTTCCTCTGTTATGCCATCACCCGCGCTCACCTGGACAGTATGCAGCGGAGACTGAAGAGCCGCAATGCAGGCTTGTCGTGTTGTGAGGTAAGGAGATTTATTCTTAGTGGGATCTTTGCGTGTTGCCTGAAGACGCCCTGTGCGTATCCAGTTAATGGCAGTCGGTCTGGATATCTTGAGAAAATGACAGGCCTCATCGAGTGTGAGGCTGTATGGCTCCATTATTTCACCTCTTGCTGTGACATTGTTGAAAAATGGATACCAGCTCGTTGCTGCCAGACGATCCAACCGAGAGTCATATCCCATGCCATGTATTCGTTATCGCCGTTTTTTGCTCTCCGACGATCTACTAAGTCACCGAAACGCTTTTCCATGAATAATTCATAAGCTTCGCGTTCATCTGGTTCTACTTCCAGAGATAGGAGTGCGATTTCATAAGCACGGCGCTCAATATCGTCTCGCACGTCAAGGCTGCTGATACGCTCTTTAATTTCTTTAATCAGTTCTTTGTCGGTAAAAGTGGTCATTATGCTCCAGCCTCCGGTGCTTTTGGCATTACTGCCCAGTGAGTGATATTGACGTTTTCAAGGTCCCCGACCTGAAATGTCCACTGCCATTCTCCGGTTTCTTTTTGTCCCCAGGTGTACCAGAGAGAACGCCAGCCAATTAGCCAGCCTTCTCCGTTAGCATCGAATAACAAAACACTTTCATTTGCTGGTGGCAGTTCAGTTGACACTGGTATTACTTTGTTTTCCTGTGCTGCACATTTAGCTTCAAGCGCATCGAATTTACGCACCAGGTATTCAGCATCTGTTTCATTTACTTTCAGATCTCGCGGTACACATCTCCCACGAAGAAACCCTTCCATTTCGAAAACATTCATGCGCATTTGCGTAACTCCGATAACTCGTTAAAGCGTTCCATAAACATCCCGTAGGCATGGCCCGGTGCCAGTGGAATCACGTTGAACATCTCTGTTGCCGGGATACCTTCCAGTACAGGCCAGAAAGAGCCATCATCAAGCCCGAGATCGCGGCGTTCGGTTGCCAGCATGATGAGATCGGCATATTTCACAGGCGTGCTCATAACCGGGGGTAACCCGTATTTCTCACGGATTATGGTGTCTATTTTTTCTTCCATCCGTTTATAGTCAGGAAGAAGGCGTTTCAGTGGTGCGGGGATGTCCTGGCAATACGCTTCTGTTGCATCATGCATTAACGCTTCAAAAGCAAATTCCTGCGGTACCAGCTGGCTGCAAAGCACCGCATGTTGGGCGACGCTGTAGAAGTGCGAAAGATGACCGGCAAAGCGACAGATATTTGAAAGGGAAACCGCGATATCGTTAATATCGATGTCGTCTTTATTTATCCTGTCATAATAAAAATGCTTCCCGGAAAAAGTTTTAATAAATGACATTTTGTTCTCCACGTATATGCGCTGCACCGCGCTGAATTCTGGTAAAAAGAATCCCTCACCATCCGGCGATTATTGAGTAAATTACGTTTCCATAAATGCCCCCGCAGGGGCATTTGCAGTAATGAAATCAGGCGGTGAAAGTACCAATAAAGGTTTCTACTTTGCTGTCCTTGAATTTCTCAACAAGCAGATCACGAAATTCGTTAGCCATTTCTTCCTGCACTGCTTCCAGCTGAATAATGCGCAGAACCAGTACAGGACGATCGCCAGTGATAATGCTGAGGCGTAATTTAAATGGACGTTCTTTCAGGCCTTCAAACGGAACGCATTTAAATTCAAATGCCACTGGCATAATGTCTTTGGTCTTCGCTTCGACAGACTCCATCAGGGAGCGTTTGCCGCTGAAGTCATTATCTTCAAAATCAGCGGTCTG